GGCTGTGCGCACACGACAACTACGGCTCTGATACCAATGAGGTTTTCCGTTGTTGGCCGTGAGCAGGAATCCAAAGTCCAAGGCCGCGTTGTGTTCGTGCAGCGGCACATCAACTAATTCACACCCAAAGTGAAAACATTCACCTTGTTCCTGGTGGCCAAAATTATGATTGAATTGTATTTTCATATAATTATGTATGTACTTTACTTGCAAGGATAAAATAATGGATCTCTACACCATCTGGGCCAACAAAGAAGGCGACATCACGGACATCGATTGGGTCAACGGAATGAAAAGTTTTTTTGATCATCTCATTAGCGAAGGCAAGATGCACAGCTACCGAATCACTAGATGCAAAATGGGATTCCGCAGTATTGCAGACATGCCTGAATGGATGATCATCATGGAGTTTACAGACATGGCACAGATGGATTCAGCATTTCGTCGTGTCGCACCACTCGAAGGTGAACTAGAAACCAAACACAAAAGTTTTAATCAGTTTGTTGCAGGTGACATACAACATGCCTTGTTCCGAGATTGGCCTGATCAGTTCTGAGATCTCTAACGAGATCTATTGATTCACTTCGTTCATCAATGTTTGTTGTTCCGTATTATCCAGATTAAGTGGTCACAATTCACCGTATGCACGGTGAACAGTGTGGCGCATTATCCGAGTTGCGCAGTCACTTCGTTTCTAATGAGATTGTAGTTTCCTACACGGAGGCGGTTGACCGGTACCCCCTACTCAAGCTTCACATATCAACGGAACCCTAGTGACCCAAGAAAGAACCAAGTCCTATAAGCATGGGTTGTATCTTTTTCACAGAGCCCAAATCGTTTGTTGCCTTAAGTTAGCAATTGCCTTTGACACGCAAGATTATCCGGACCGGGTATCTCACCGTTCCTCCTTGCGGATCGAGCTGCCTCGATCAAACAGAGTCTTTGATAGTTTTTAAAATGAAATCTGCAAAATGCCTGTGTTGCTTTGTGCCTGGGTGTTTGTTGTCTGTTGCTAGATCTATATAGGTGGGTATGATTTTATCTTCTGAAAAATTCAGGTTGTATGGATAGTGATAGTAGTTAGTGTTGGTTCTGAGATAGCGTAAAAAATTTGGATTGGGAACGGACAAGGCTCCAAACATCATGAGCCTGGCTCCGCATTTGTTGCAAAAATTTGTGACTTGTTCTACTGCGTAAACGTTGTTGAAAAAATTGGTTTCGCTGCTTAAAAAATCAGATGGAAGCATATCGTTTAAAAATGCATGGTCATTGTAGATTTGTTTCTGTAAATGCCACAAACGACCGCGCATGATCAGCGGAGCACGCTCGGTTATAGTCAGACCCCAGATCACAATGTCGCCTGCACGCAGATCCGATCTGAGAATCTGTCCGGCACCCCAGATATTAGATGCTCCGTCTTGGGTGATAAAACTTGCAGGCAATTCCAGGGCATCAGCAACCAGTTTACCAAATCTTGATTTAGGATCAACTCCGGTGCCTTCGACAATGCTGGGTCCCACAAACCACAATTGAGGATCTGTGCTGTGTCTGGAGTCTATCACAGGATTTGGATCTCTTGATAGGTAAGCTGATTCAATGTTGGCTATTTCTATGTCATCGCTCAACATCAGCAACATGTATTCCGTGACTCCTTGCAAACTGTTTCCAGGATTCAATAAATCAAATGTTTTCTCGTCAGACCATGCCATGGGCGGCGCATATACAATTTTATCTGCACGCCTACACACATCGTAAAAGATTCTGAGATTTTTTGGTAAATCTCCCAGGGAAGTAAAGGCCACCGTGTTGGATTCAACTGGGTCGCTGATGAATTTTTGATAGTTTGTGTGATCAACCAAAAAAGCCGCAGGATCTTGTGCCCGGGCCTGTAGTGCCAGATCTTCTGAGACATCGCCCACATAAAGTGTCACAGTCATTGTTGAATCCTGTTGATTACATGCGACCCATGCACACGCACCTGAATGTGTCCGTTGTACCAATCGGCACTTTCCAACACACGTCGAGAAAACTGTTCTCTGGCCTCAATGTAACTGCACTCAGCTTTGGACTTACAGTAAAATAAAATTTCTCTTGTGAAGTTTTCTGGACCCAGGTCCAAGAGATCGCGATTCAACTGATCATTGCTGCCATAGTATGTTTGCCAGTCACTTTCAACCTTGCCGCGGATCTTTTGGCGTTTCTTTTTGCCATTTTTAAGTTTGACCATGCGATAGGTTGTTTTAGCAAACTTGGCTAGTTTTTTACCAATGTACTTTCGGCCAGTGAGGTTGTTGGTAATCATGTAGACAAACCCCACACAATCTTCGGGCAGAGTTTCAACAGTTTTTGATTCGTAAAGCCATGACATGGACTTTTAATTATCAACTTACTCATATAAACCCAGTTTTTTCAATAATTCTGTGTTTTCGTACAGAATTCCTAGATTGTAGCGTGTGTGTTGTTCATTGAACTCACTAAACCAATGTGTTTTGTCAGTGTACGGCTTGCCAAAAGCAAAATGTACAACCTTGCTGGCAGTTAACCCCAGTTGCTGACACCAATGTTGCTGTTGATGCCGATATTTGTTTACCATGTAGTCCGGAGCAAACTCATCCATGATATCAACACCAAGACCGCAGGCCAGGCGATTGGCCACATTTTCGTCGTTGCTGACCTGCATGGGATCCATGATTTTGTCTTTGCTCATGCGCACAGCAATCTTGGCGCACTGCACAGGAAATGTCTTGCTCAAACTAAAAGTCACAGTGCGAATACAGTCGGGCGACAAGTCAACACTGACTGCCTGATCCATGCTGTTGGGCAAATAGATAAAATCCACGAGCAATTCCACACCCCGATGTTCACACTGTTCTACCAACCAATGGTATCTAGGGTGTTGATCTCCGGCCATGGCAAATGGAAAACTGACTATACAGACATCTCCGGGTCGTATATCGTCGTCTTCAACGTAGGCCCAATGCAATCCTAGATTTTTCCAGATCTGCATGTGCCACCAGTATTCGCCGCGAAATATTCTAAATCGTTTTTCTCTGTTGACAAAATAAAAATTTAAAAAACTTTCTTGAGAACCTTGGCTGTAGCAAGTGCAGGTGAACAAATCCAAATGATTCAATTGATAATGTGGACTGGATTGTATCCAACCGGGCCAACGGTCTTCAAATGTTTTGCTGATCCAAGGATCAAGCAAATGCCTGTTGATATTCAATCCTTGCACATAGTCAATGACCGCAGGATCTTTGATACTGTTACCGCTGCTGAATATACTGTGAGCTCGAACCTTGACTGCATCAAACCGGTCTGAATCAGGAAATGCCCAGACATACTCTCCTGGGACGTTTAATTGACTCCTGGCACTGGCCAGACTCAGTGCCCAGGCAATTTGTTTAATATCTTGCATGCAGTTTCATAGTAGTGATAATCTTGCTCCCAGTCTGGTTCGTTGCGCTGTTGTAGTTGCCATTTCAACACTGGATAGTCAAATGTTATTTCATAATAGCCTTGTGGACCAAAAAACAGGCATCCTGGAATTGTTTGATCTGCAGAAATATATTCTCCATTCCATAGCAGATGACCAAAATCAATGCCATCGACTCGAATACTGGATAGCGTAAAGTTCATGTCGCTGATTATGTTTCCGTTGGCATCTGTGGCCGTGTCCTGATTGGTCTTGTTGGTAAAGTATATGCGCAGAGTGTTTGAATCCTGTGGTTCAAGATCCATACAAAGATTTGACACACTGCCGTGATAAAAATCACAATCATTGAGACTGGCCCGTATGGTTGGATCCAGATTTCTAGGGCCTTTGTTTACTTGTTCAAATGTGATTTCTATTAACATGTCAGTGTCTTTACCAGATCGATATTTTCCAGCAAGTGAGTCAAACAAATACGATTACGGAACAGACGAAAATCCAGATCAAGTCCATACACTTCCATCAAACTTTTACGACCGTATTCTTGCCAAGAATCGTTGCCGTCGGCAAACATGACACTGTTGCTGGGGGTCAAATCTAGTAATTCAACCAAATAGTCATAGGATTCTTTGTACTTGTTTACAACATAATCACTGGCATATTGTTGGATTATATACAGACCAACACCGGCTGTCAACCTATTGTTGTAGTTGATATTTTTGTGAAGTTTTTGCCCATCTTGCCAGCAAGGACGAGTGTATCTCATGCCAACTCGAGCATGTGCTATAGGAAATGTTTTGCTCAGGCTAAATGCCACAGTGTCTATGCATGGATGACGTAAGTCAATGTGTAGGTGATTGGCTATAGTGTAATAGGAACAATCCAACAACACTGGCACTCCCAGATGGTCGCAAACTTCTAAGATTTGTTGTAGATTATCGGGTTGGTTGCCGGTGTCACAGAACGGCACACTGATGATCAAAGCCGAATTGGTAGCAAGTTGATCAACATGCGTGATAGATTGCCAAGGCCTCTGTAATTTTGTACAACTTAGAATATGATAAAAATACTCGCCTTGAAAAAAACAAATTTCGCGTGCGGCATGTTTTAGGAAAAAACTGTCAAACGCTTGTGTGCTGCCCTGACTGATATCAGGTTCAAAATTTTCTAATCCTTGCAAGGTGTTGGATCCATGAGCCAGTATCCATGCACCAAAACTGTTTTCAAACTTGTTTAATATGTGATGATCATAGATCATGTCTGCGATCGGCGGCAGTTGTTTAACAGATTCCAACACTTGTGGATCTGCTATGGCTCGACTGCCACTGTAAAAATTCTTGACGACGTTGCGGCAAACCTGGTAGTCACGATCTTTGCTGGCAGACACAATCCAGGCCAGTTGTCGGCCCAATTCTATGCCTTTAAGAGACTTCAATGTCGGTGTTGTAACTGGTAAATCCATTTTCCTTGACCACTCGAAGTATGTTCTCCACACGTCCAGCCAGCTCGTCTCTGTGGCTGACCAACCAAATACTCTTGTGCCGTTCACGACTCATGTGTTTGAGTAAGGCCAGGCTATTCTCTACACCTTGTGTGTCTAGACCACTATCGATCATTTCGTCTATGAACAGCACATTGATAGGTTGATACAAGCTCTCAAACACATCGCGAAATGCCCAGCTCATGCTAAGGATTAGCCTATTACGCTCGCCTCGACTCAAATTGTCAAAGTCCAGTTCGCGACCCAGTTCTTCGATGCTGACAGTGAGATCATTCTGGAACACCACTGTGTGTGGCAAACCAATACGATCCAAGTAATGCGTAAGCCTTTGATTTAAATAACTTAAATTTTGTTCAATGATTTTTTTACGCACAAACGAATCTTTGCTGGTCAAGAGTTTGAGCAAGAAATCTTGATGTTCCTGTAATCTGGTAAGTTCGTTGAGTGTGTCGTAGCTGACCACTTGCAAAGCCTGACCTTGCATGTCCGCTATTTGTTCACCGTAGGGATCTGTTTCGGCCCGTTTGTCTGATAACTGTTTTTCCAATGCAGACAAACTGCTTCTATGATGTATGGCATCTTCTTCTCGATCATAGAACATCACTGGAGGTTTGCCTAGCGGGCCCAGGGACGTGTGGGCAGTCTCGAGTTCTGAAAGGAGCTGTGTATGTTCTGAGCACGCTTCTCGCGCTCGCTCCAGATCAGCCTGCTTACCCTCCAAGACCTGTTGGTGCTTATGGTCGTGGAAAGCCTGCCCGCAAGTGTGACATGTGTGAGATTCAAGTGTCGCAATCTCCTTGCCAAGCTTCTCAACGCTTTTGTTCTCGCGGTCTTTATCAAGCTTCGTGCGGGAGATCTGTCCAGCCAAGTCGTTAAGATCCTTGCGCTTCTGATCCCATACTTTGTGCGCCTTGTGGGCCTCGATCTCGGCTTCAATGTCAATCTTCTTGAGCTCTTCGAGCGCGGTCGTGAGTTTTTCAATCTCTTCTTCATGTTTGCTAGTCCATAGTTGTTGCCGTCTACGCAAGGCTTCAATCTGTTCTTCTATGCGCTTGTTGGCTTCCTGCACAGCACGTATGCGGAATTCTTCTTGTTGTATGGCCTCTTTGGTTTGACGATTGTGCTCTTTGATGGCATCGGCACGTTCGCTGAGCAAGGTAATACCCAACAGTTGTTCGATGATGGTGCGTTGATCATTGGCCTTCAAACTCAAGAACGGTTCAGTGTAGGTGTTCAGGGCCAGGATGTGTTTGAACATGTCATGACTGAGTCCCAGAGTATGTTCTATAGCATCTTGTGTTTCGCGGCTGTCACCTTGTGCATCGTCGGTGATGTTTTGTTCTTGATTGTTTACGTAAAATCGCAACACATTGGGTTTTCGACCTCGTTCAATTCTGTAGGCCTTGCCTCCGACACCGAAGTCCAGACTAACCAACATGTTTTTGTTGTTGGTCTTGTTGACCAGATTATCCTTGCGTATGTTGCTGAGTGCTTGTCCGT